TATACAAAATCAACCCAAAGGGATAATAACTATCCCTAACAGAATGACAACAGAGGCGAAAGCTGGTGAGATAGCAGCGACATTACAAAATGCGGGTCTGTCTATGAATAGATTTGATGATTTTATAACATCAGAAAAAGATGTTGTTAGATTATTAAATCAAATCGCGGCATTTGAAAAAAAGAATCTAGCAGATAATATCAGAAGCGGAATCACAAACACGGAGTCAGCAAAGGTATTTGACCTTAAAGGTAAAAGAATAAAAGATACAGATAATATTATGGGTGGTGAAGAATTACCACCACCAGGAAGCAGAGGTGGTCCCGATGATATCGCGGCACCGGTACAATCTGCGGAAGAGACATTGAAAAATATGATCATGGCGGAGAATAAAAAGAATATCGCCAAGATGAGACAGAGAAAGATGTTGGACGAGGCTATCGACGATGCATCACCAGGATTCTCTGGTGACAGGAAAGTTGATGCGGAACTCGTTGCAGAGAATCTGGCAGAGAGAATGGGAATGGTCTACGATGATCTGCCAACAAAGGAGAGAATAAAATTATACGATGAGGCTTTTACTGGTCTGTCCAAGAAAAAACCTGGTCCAGAAGAGAAAGCAGACGGTGGACGTATTGGTTTGAAAGACGGCATGAACAGAAGAACGTTTATGAAAATATTCAGTGGTCTTGTAGCTCTGCCAATTATTGGTAAAGTTTTAAAACCATTGAAGGTTGGTAAGACAGTAACCAAAGTTCCGATCATAAAAACAGATAACGTGCCAGGCAAACCAGAATGGTTCGATCAGTTGGTCAACAAGGTTATACTCGAGGGTGATGATGTCACTAAAAGATTTGCAACTCAAGAAAGACAAATTGTTCATCAAAAAGATCTTGGTGACGGCACTACGGTAAGGGTAACACAAGATACAGATCAGGGAGCCGTAAGGGTCGAGTACGAAAGTGAAAAGAATGTATTTGGTGATCCGGTGCAGATGGAATACAAAAAACCATTACCTGATGAGGGAGATCCAAGACCATCAGCAGAGTTCACCACAGCGGAATCTGGTCCGGTTGGAAGAGTGGTGGGTCCTGATGATGTTGAATTAGATGTGGATGAGGTCGGTGGCATGAGTATCAGAGATCTTGATTCTGATGTATCTATATTAAAAGAATATGCGACAGGTCAAAAACCAACAATGAAAGAACTTGTTCAAAATATAAAAAGACAAAAAAAGGCTTCAGATATAACAGATGATATCGATGGAGCGGCCTCAGATGCGGTTATCAGAAGACAGGGTGATTACGATCCAAGTGATTACGATGACTTTGCATCAGGCGGTATCGCTGGAATGTTAGGAGAGTAATGACTCCAAAAGAATACAAACAGATGATGGACTACCTAACCCGATCAGGTATTAGAGATCAGGTTAAGTTTGCATCAGATATCGCAAGACCAGATCCAAAACCAGAAATAAAAGAGATAGAGGCAATCAATGCATTTATGAAACGTAATCCAAAAGTAGATGGTGGACGGATTGGATTTGCTGACGGTATCGAACCTAAAGTTGAAAAATTTAAAGAGCTAGTAAAAAAAGGAAATAGCATTACAGAAGCTAAAAACAAAGTTATAGATCTTTATAAATTAAAAAGAAGTAAAACAGCAGGGACTCCTGTGTGGATGGATATAGGAAAAAAACAATTAATAAAAGAGGGCATCTTAGAAGATAAAGAAAGAGGTAATATAAAATTTATTGGAGAGACAGAAGATTTTTCAAAAGATAAAAATATAAAATTACTTTCTAAAAAAACAATCGAACCTGGTATTAAAGAAGCAAAATATCAAAATAAAACTACGGGAAAAACATTTGTTAAATATAAACCTTTATTAAGATCAAACACAGTAACTGTTTCTGGTGCAGGTTTTGATACTCTCGAACAAGCACAACAAACAGTGAAAGATTATAATGAGGCAAATCCTAAGAAAACAGCTGTTACTTTAAAACTTGAAGAAGATCTAAGAAAGTTAGCTAATAGTAAAAAATTAGCACCTTTGTTAAAAACAGGAACTCCAGATAAAAAATATCTTAAAGTAGTTCAAGAAATATTAGATTTAAATGTTAGTCAGGCAGAAGATAAATTAAAACAATTAGGAGAAGCTGTAAGACCTAATAGTGATTTTGATATTCCCGGTATTAATAAAATAAGTGAAAAGAAAGCTACAAACATATCTAATTTTTACAAATCAAAATCAGTTTCTAAAAAAGTAGTTGATACAGCGATAGGAAAATCTGTTGGAGAAAAGTCTTTAAAAAATCTTAGAGCAGAAGTTCAAGGACAATTACCTTTTCCAGGTGGACCTAAAACTTTTGAAACCGATGAGGCTAAAGCAAAAATGGGTAGCTTTAGATTAGGATCTAACCCTTATTCTATTTTTGGTCAGGTTATAGATGGCAGATTAAATCAAGGGGATAAAATGAGATATGATTCTCTATTATCTAGATTAGAAGAGGATGTGCAAAAGGCTCTTAAAGGTGAGTTAATCAGAGATGGTAAAAAAATAACACCAATAGAGGCAGTTAATAAATACAATGCTGCCGCAACAGAAGCGGAAAATTTATTTAATTCTCAAAAGATGAGAAATTTTAAACCAGTTAGAATTCCTAAAATAAGTTTGGAATCACCAAACAAAACTATTGCGAACAAAACTGCATACACAAAATACAAACAGTTTTTTGACAAAAACTATAAAGAACTTGGTTATAGTTTTAAAATACCAAAAGACTTAAAACCTATCCCTGAGATCGCCGCTGATCTAAAAGATAAGAACAGCTCTACATATAAAAACATGATTAGAAATGTAAAAGAGATAGGTAAAAAATTCATTAAAAATATAAATGAATATGATGAGCAAGATTTACTTAAAATATTTAATGATCCTAAGTTTCAAAAATTTAAAAGACTTATGCCGAGATTAGTATCCAATGATGATTTTTCCGAAAGATTATATGCATCAGCAAATAACATTATGTCTGATGCTACTTATGTCGGAGGTGGAGGTGGAGGTGGAGGTGGAGAAGAAGAACAAACATTTGCAGAAAAAAATCCAATCACCACTGGAGCAGGTTTAACAACAGCTGGCACAGCTGCAGTTTTAAAAGCAACAGGTACACCAATTAAAACCGCATTAGGGAAAGCTTTTAGAGGTGCTGGAACACCTATAGCCGGTCCAATCTATGCAGGAATGAACATTGTGGATAAAATAAAATCTGGATCTAGTGTGGCTGATGCAGTCATAGATCCTATGACAGGTTTAGAGTTATCTTTTCCTGGTTTGTTTAAAGAAAATTTAAAAAAAATTACGAGCAATCCAACAGCACAAAAAATTTTAAGTCTGGGCAGATTTGGTAGAGCCTTGACACCAATAGGAGCAGGTATTACAGCTGCAGGTTTAGCAAAAGATTATAGTGAATTTGTACAGAGAGAACTTGAAAGAAAAGCAGCAGATCCAGAGGCATATAGAGCAGAGCAACAAGAGCAAATGGGTATGTCAGCAGCAGATGGTGGTCGTGCAGGTTTTAAAGTAGGCTCACTTAGAAAAGGAATACAAGCTTTGATAGATGAAAGCGTAAAAAAAACACCAAAAGATACGACTCCAGAATTAGATAAATTAATTAAGAAAACACTTGATGAGGATTTCTTTGATAAGAAAGATAGAATCATAGATACGTTAAATGCAAAAATTGCTAAAGAGAGAAAAAAGTTTCCTTACAATCAACAAGTTCAAGAGGAACCAAGTCAGTTAGAATTTTATGATGATATTATAAAATCTAATTTTAGAACCAAGACAGGTGAATATTTTGATAGAATTAGAAGAAGAAACAAAGCAGGCGGTGGTTTATTAAAACAGGCAGGCGACAGATCAGGCCCACCACCAGAATCAGGACCTAACTCACAAGGGTTGCCAGGTCTGTTAAAACGTGGTATGAAAATATAGGAGTATTAAATGGCAGAAATAGATAAAGGACTCCCGAACACTAGAACCGAGATAGAGATTCCATCAGAGGAGGAACTTGCTGAGGTTAATGTTCAGGAACCAGTAGAGCAAAAAGGACCAGTAGAGGTCATTCCAGAAGAAGATGGTGGCGCAACGATAGACTTTGAACCGGGAGCTATAAACATACCTGGCACAGAGAATCATTTCGATAACCTAGCAGATATATTACCCGATGATGTTTTGGATCCGATCGGTAACGACATGGTTCAGAATTACATGGATTATAAATCTTCAAGAAAGGATTGGGAGCAATCCTACAAACAGGGATTAGATCTTCTTGGTTTTAAATACGAGAATAGAACAGAACCATTTCAGGGAGCGTCAGGTGCAACACACCCGGTGTTGGCTGAGGCTGTCACACAGTTTCAGGCACAGGCATACAAGGAATTATTACCAGCGGACGGACCTGTCAGAACACAGGTCATAGGTATACAGAATCCTGCAACAGAGCAGCAGGCGACACGTGTAAAAGATTTCATGAACTATCTGATAATGGATCAGATGAAAGAGTACGAAGAAGAGTTTGACTCCATGTTATTTCATCTACCACTCGCAGGTTCTACATTTAAAAAAGTTTATTACGATGTGCCACTTGCAAGAGTGGTATCTAAATTTGTGCCGGCCGACGAGTTGGTCGTGCCGTACACTGCAACAAGTATCGATGATGCGGAATCAGTAATACACGTTGTCAAAATGTCAGAGAACGAATTAAGAAAACAACAGGTCAATGGTTTTTACAGAGATATAGAATTATCACCACCATCAACAGTAGAACAGAATGAGGTGGAGAAAAAAGAAAGAGAATTAGATGGCACTAAAAAAGTTGGTAAGCAGGAAACGATGTACACACTTCTTGAGTGTCATGTTAATCTAGATCTAGAAGGTTTTGAGGATCAGGGAACCGATGGACCAACAGGAATAAAATTACCCTACATAGTAACTGTAGAAGAAGGTAGCCGATTAGTTCTCTCCATACGGAGAAACT